GAAGAACTTAGTGAGGCTAATCCTAATTATGAATTGATTGGCTTTACTAAATGGAAAGATGATAGGCAGACTTTACAGTTTCCTAGACTAGCAATTAAATTAGAATATATCTGTGATGATGAGGGGGTATAATGTGGATAGAATTTTTTAAGGAGATAGAGGAAATGGAAAACATTTATACAGATTTTACTGATGACTTAGAGAAGATGGCAGATTTCTACAAGTTATCTAAAGAGGAGTTCTTAGCTAAATACAACTATTTAACTGAAGAAGAGTACCACTTAACAGAAGATAAAGTTAGTGGTATTCAAGACTTAAATAAGTTAATAGTTAAATCAATATGGGGTAATATCAAATGAGAGTACTAAGTTTGTTTGATGGTATGTCTTGTGGTCGTATTGCACTAGAACAACTTGGCATACCTGTAGATAATTACTTTGCTTCTGAGATAGATAAGAATGCTATTCACATAACTATGAAGAACTGGCGTGATACTATTCAAGTGGGAGATATTGACAACCTAGATGACTTTGATTTAGGTGAAATAGACCTATTAATTGGTGGTAGTCCCTGTCAAGGTTTTAGCTTCTCCGGTAAACAACTTAACTTTGATGATGAAAGGTCTAGATTGTTTTTTAAGTATGTGTATTTTTTATACAAATATAAACCTAAATACTTCCTACTTGAAAATGTTGTAATGAAGCAGGAATATCAAGACATCATTACACAATATTTAGGAGTTAAACCAATAAAGATTAATTCTAGTTTAGTTTCTGCTCAATCTAGAAATAGATTATATTGGACTAATATTCCTGATGTGTCTCAACCTGCTGATAGAGGTATTTTAATTAAAGACATCTTAGAAAAACCTATAGAAAACTATAGAACTAAGAATGATGACTATATAAGGCCTAAAATTAGAAAGTTGTTAGGCAATTCAAAATATTCTGATAATTTTAAGTTTAGATGGGATAAAGATGATAGAATACTAGTGACTAGACCAGATGGACTAAAAATACAGAGAATTGGTAGGATTGCATTTCCTGACAATAAATCTGAGATTATTACAGTACTGACTAGACCTACTTTTGCATTTAGAAAGGCAACTGTGTTAGAATGTGAAAGACTACAGACAGTTCCAGATAACTACACAGAGGGAGTATCTGACAGTCAAAGATATAAAATGTTAGGTAATGGTTGGACTGTTGAAGTAATTAAACATATATTTAAAGGAATGTTATGATAGAATTAGAAGAAAACTTAGTATCTAATTGTTGTGGTGCTGGTGTTTGGCAAGATAATGACATTTGTAATGAATGTTATGAGCATTGTAAGCCAGTATCTGAAGAAGAATATTACGGAGAAGATTATGAGTGAAATGAAAAGATTTATAATGGATAGGGTTGAAAATGGTGGTTTAAAATTTAACGATTTAGACAATACTTATGAGCATACCCCACTCGACACCTTACTTGATGAAAAAGAACGCCTAGAATACGAAATATGGGCTTCTAAGAGGGACTTACGAAAGCTTGTAGCAAAGATAAATAGAATTACAAAGGAACTAGGTCTGTGAGATGTCAAATATGTGATAAGCTTCTAAGTGATTACGAAGCTACTTGGAAGCATCACTTGACAGAAGAATACTTAGATTTATGTTCAAACTGTGCTAGAGCTACCAATTCAATTACTGAAGATAATTTAGAGTTAATGGACTACATTGACTTAGATAATGCTGAAGATGATTTAGATTGGCATATAGATAACGAAGAATAATTTATGACATATAAAGCAACTCATCAACCTTGTGATGATTGTGGGAGTAGTGATGCTCTGACACATTACAGTAATGGAAACACTTATTGTTTCAGTTGTCAAACCTTAAAGAAGGGGAATAATTTGAATAATTTAAAAGAGAAAATAGAAACTGAATTAGACTATGACTTTACTACTGGTCATAAAACTATATTATCTAGAGGTATATCCAAAGAAACTTGTGAGAAATACAATTGTATTAAAGATGGTACTGACACCTTATTCGGATATACAGACAAAGAAGGCAATGTAATAGCCTACAAAAAACGGAATAAAGATAAAGAATTTAGAACTGGTGGCAGGTGGACTAAATCTCAGTTATTTGGTCAACACTTGTACAGTGGCGGTCAAAAGTATGTCACTATTACAGAGGGTGAATTTGATGCTATGGCAACTTTTCAGATGCTAGGTAGTAGGTATCCAGTTGTATCTATTAAAAATGGTGGTGCAGGTGGACTACGGGATGCTAAACAAAACTTTGAATGGTTAAACAGCTTTGAGAATATTGTACTTTGTTTAGATGCTGATGAAGTAGGTCAGAGAGCTACACAAGAAATTGCAGATTTATTTGGCACTAAAGCTAAAATATTTAAACACGGTGTTGACAAAAAAGATGCTTGTGATTATATTACTACAAAAAGTCAAGATGAGTTTATTGACAGATGGTGGAGAGCTGAACAATATGTACCAGATGGTATCATTTCCGGAAGCTCACTACTAGAAGAAGTAATGAAACCAATTGCTTCAGCTGATGTTGATTATCCTTTTCCTGAACTTAATAAATTAACTTATGGTATCCGTAAAGGTGAATTAGTAACGGTTACTGCAGGTAGTGGTTTAGGCAAATCTCAATTCATTAGAGAGATTGTCTATCATATCCTATGTAAAACTAAAGATAACATAGGATTGTTGTTCCTCGAGGAAAGTGTCCGAAAGACGGCACTGTCATTAATGTCGTTGTCAGCGAATGCTCCCCTACATTTGCCTGATAATGACATTTCTGATACTATCAAAAGAAAAGCATTTGATGATACACTAGGCACTGGCAAACTATTCTTATTTGACCACTTCGGAAGTACTAGTGTTGATAACATTGTAAACAGAGTTAGATATATGGCTAAAGGATTAGGGTGTAAATATGTATTCCTTGACCACGTATCAATTGTTGTATCTGCTCAAGCAAGTGGTGATGAAAGAAGAGCATTAGATGAGATTATGACAAAGCTAAGAATGATGGTACAAGAAACTGGCATTGGCTTAATTGTTGTATCGCATCTTAAAAGACCTGATGGTAAAGGTCACGAAGAAGGTGCAGTTACTTCTCTAGCTCAACTAAGAGGTTCAGGGTCAATTGCTCAACTTTCAGATATGGTCATAGGACTAGAGAGAAACGGACAGCACGAAGACCCTATTGAAAGAAACACTACACACGTACGAGTACTAAAGAATAGATTCTGTGGCATTACTGGTCAGGCTTGTAGCCTACTCTATAATCATAATACTGGTAGAATGATAGAAAGAGATATGGAGGAGGAAATATGATTACAATAATACCCTCTAAAGAATCTATTGAAGAAGCTAAACAATTAGCTAAAGAAATGGGAAAATTAAATAACAGTATTACTAAAGGTGATGGTAACATTGCAGGATTTTTAGGTGAAGTATTAGTACGTAAATTATTAAAAGGAAAACAAACTAATAGTTATGATTATGATTTGACTTTGTTTGATGGTAAGACTGTTGATGTTAAAACTAAAAGAACTAAAGTAAGACCTAAAGAATATTATGATTGTAGTATTGCTAAATTAAATACTAAACAAAAATGTCACTATTATGCATTTGTTAGAATATTATCAGATATGTCTAAAGCTTGGTTTATAGGATTAATACCTAAAGAAACTTACTTTAAAAACTCTTTGTTACTAAAAAAAGGTGAAATTGACCCAGATAATAACTATGTAGTTAAAAGTGATTGTTATAATGTTAGTATAAATAATATTGAAATTTATTCAGAACATAAAAAATATAGATGATTTACTTAGATATTGAAACCAACTTAGCACACGATAGAATATGGTGCTGTGTGACTAAGAAAGATGATGAAATAAAAGTCTGGACTTCCCCTACTGGACTGCAACAATATATCTCCTCGCATAAAGTTGTTGCACATAATCTTATTGGTTTTGATGCAAGGGTATTAAGAGAGGTTTGGAACGTAGGCATAACCTTACCTCAAGCTGTTGATACCCTAGTGATGTCAAGACTGTTTAACCCTAATATAGATGGTGGACACTCCTTAAAAGCTTGGGGTAAACGTCTTGGCTTTCACAAACTTGACTTCGATGTAGAAGATTTTGATTCAGGTTTGACAGATGAAATGATTGAGTATTGTACACGTGATGTTGAAGTACTTGAAGCTACTCACAAACGCCTTGTAAAAGAAATGCATAACTTTGGTGACTCTATACAACTAGAACACGAAGTAGCTATGCACATACAAAGACAAGAGCAAAATGGATTCAAACTTGACATACCTAAAGCAACTAAATTACTAGCATTCTTTCAAGCTCGTATGATTGAGATTGAAACTGAATTACAGAAAGTATTTCCTCCAATCATCACTGAACGCTTTAGTGAGAAAACTGGTAAGCAACTAAAGGATGATGTTGAAGTATTTAACGTAGGTTCTAGACAACAGATTGCTAAACGCTTACAAGGTCTTGGTGTTAAGTTTACTAAGACAACTGAAAAAGGTCAGATAGTAGTTAATGAAAAAGTACTTGAAGAGATTGACCTTCCGGAAGCTAAACTAATTAATGAATACTTATTACTACAGAAACGTGTAGGACTTGTAGAGTCTTGGTTAGACCACGCTGATGATGATGGTCGAGTACACGGCAGAGTAATTAGTAATGGTGCTGTTACTGGTAGAATGACACACTCTAATCCTAATATGGGACAGATACCTAGTGTTAGTAGTCAGTATGGTAAAGAGTGTAGAGAGTGCTGGACTGTTGATGATGGTAACGTATTAATCGGTACTGACCTCAGTGGTATAGAACTAAGATGTCTTGCTCACTATATGCAAGATGATAACTATACTAAAGAAATATTAGATGGTGACATACATCAAACCAATGCAGATGCAGCAGGTGTTGACAGACCAACTGCTAAAACAATGGTGTATGCTTTATTGTATGGTTGTGGTATTAATAAACTAGCATCTATACTAAGCACTAGCACTAAACAAGCTCAGGTTACATTGGATAAGTTCTATGCCAATACACCTAAATTAAAAGAATTAATAACAAAGGTTCAGAGAATTGCCAGTAAGGGTTATGTTCCTGGATTAGATGGTAGAAAGATCAGGATACGTAGTGAACACGCTGCACTAAATAGTTTACTACAATCTTGTGGTTCAATAATTGCTAAGCAATGGTGTGTAGAAGCACATAAGATGATGAAGAAGAATAACATTCCAGTGAAGCAAGTAGCATTCGTTCACGATGAAATACAGGTTGAAGTTCCAGAAGAATATGCGGAACAGACTGCATACATTATGACGAGGGCTTCAGTAAGAGCAGGAGAAAAACTAGGATTTAGATTACCTGTCGAGT